ACTATTCCTTTTACCTTTGCTTTATTGGCATCACTAATTGAACAGATAAACGATAGGTACTTATTATGATTCCACAAAACATAGCAGAGCAGTTAATCAAATGGGAGCAAATGGGTAAAAATTACTCACCAACTTTTAATTGGACTGAACTAAACGAACTTGCTATTAAATGTGGGAACAGTCCTTTTAATTTAGGTTGTGGAGATTGCAGAAAACAACTTTTAGAATACTTACTTGCAGTTATAAAAGATGGAAGCAGTAAATAACCCAAAACACTATGGAGGAGATACAACCTACGAAGCTATTAAAGTAATAGAAGCATGGGAACTAAACTTTCATTTAGGCAATGTAGTTAAGTACATAAATAGAGCAGGTAAAAAAGACCTCACAAAGACAAAAGAAGACCTTTTAAAGGCACAATGGTATTTAGATAGATATATTGGTACTTTATAAATAAAATGGCTGAAAAGAAAGAAAATAACGAACAAAAGCGAACAGACGAAGCTAAAAGGATGTTATTGAATGCTTTAGAGAAACATTTGGGCATTGTAACACCTGCATGTAAAGAAAGTGGACTATCACGAACTCAGCATTATAAGTGGTTAAAAGAAGATAAAGAATACAGACAGGCAGTAAAGGAACTTGAGAATGTTGCTTTAGACTTTGCGGAGTCAGCATTGCACCAACAAATAAAAAAGGGTAATCCATTAAGCACTATGTTTTATTTAAAATGTAGAGCAAAGAAAAGAGGTTACATTGAGCAACACGATGTTAAGGTAACAGGAAACATGAAATTTACAGCAGACTTTGGCGAAAGCAGTACTATACAATCCACATCCGAATCAGAAGAAAATACATGATAGCATAAATAAAGAAAACCATAAGTACTACGTTATAAACATAGGTAGGCAGTTTGGTAAAACTTTATTAGCTATTAATCAAATGTTATTTTGGGCTTTAAATAATAAAGGCATTAGAATAGCATGGGTAAGTCCTATCTATAAACAATCTAAAAAAGTATTCGATGACTGTTTCAAGGCATTTGCCAAAAGACCTGAAATTTACAGAAAGGTTAATCAAAGTGAGTTAGTACTTGAATACATCACAGGATCAACTATTCAATTCTTTTCAGCTGAGAGATACGATAATATTCGCGGTTTCACGTTTGACTACTTAGTATGTGATGAGTTTGCATTCATGGATGAAAAAGCATGGACAGAAGTATTAAGAGCAACTGTATTGGTTAAAGGTAAAAAGGTTTTATTAATTAGCACCCCAAAAGGTAAAAATCACTTTTATAAGATGTACCAACTAAATGGCATAAATGAGCAGTATAAGTCTTTCACAATGACATCCTATCACAATCCAATGATTAATCCAAAAGAGATAGATGATGCTAAACTGACTTTGCCTGATATGGTATTTAGGCAGGAATATTTGGCGGAGTTTGTAGATGGTACTGCGACTTTATTTAACAATAGGCAGTTAAGTGATAATAAATCTTATGGCAGGTCATTTGCCGGTATTGACTTAGGTAGAGCAGAGGATTATTCAGTACTATCTATCTTCAATGAAAAAGGGGAGCAGTTCTACATTGAACGCTGGAGGCATACCGATTGGAATAGTATTGTTAAAAATATAGCACAAGGATTGAGGACAAATAATGTCCAAACTGCATTAGTAGAAGTAAACTCAATAGGTGACGTTATATTTGAAATGCTACAAAAGGAATGTCAGGGATATTGCACTATTGAGCCATTTGTAACTACTAATCAAAGTAAAAAGGAAATAGTTGAATCCTTAATAGTGGCCAATCAAAACAAAGAGGTTAAATTCTTAAATGTAGATTGGTTAGACAAAGAGTTAGAAATGTTCACTTATGAATACAATCCTAAAAGCAGAGTAATTAAGTATTCAGCTACAAGTGGATTTCATGACGATGGGGTAATGGCTTCATGTTTAGGTTTCCATGCTTACTCAAAATATAAAACAGGTAGATACACACTAATGTAATTAAAAGGTACTTTATAAAACAGATATGACAATAGAACTTCCACAAACATGGCATGACATTGAAATCAGTAAATTCCCATTAATTTACGATGTAGTACGTGATATTGATTTAAATGACAATGAAAAAAAGATACGTGTAATATCAATACTTTCAGATGTAAATGTAAATGAATTAAAAAAGATTAAGATAGACTCTATTAATCAATTAATAGATCACATTCAATTTATCTTTAAAATGGAGTTTCCAAAAGAAGTAGAATCATTTGAACATGAAGGCTACCTTTGGAAAATAAATTATGATATAACAGAGTTAAGTGCTGGTGACTTTATTACATTAAGCAAATTAACCGAGAATGAAGATACCATAATAAACAGCTTACCTCAAATAGTTGCTTTATTTGTAAAACCATATAAAAAGAAATGGTTACACTATGAGCAGGTTGAAATGGAATACAAAGAAATTCAGAAGTTAATTAGTAACATGAGTGTTGGAATCATTTATCCAGTTGCAGTTTTTTTTTGCTCGGCTATAAGCAGTTTACAGGCAGATATAGAGGACTATTTGGAAAAGCAATCCAAACAAGTGATGAAGATATTGCAGAAAGAACTGAACAGCAAAAGCACAATGACTATTGGAGTTGGTATGTAACATTAGATGCTATTAGTCAGAATGATAGAACAAAATGGGATTACTTTTTAAATATGAATGTAGTGGCATTTTTAAATTATCTAAGTTACTTAAAAGACAAAGTTAAATGGCAATAAAGAATCCTAGAACAAAAAAGGCAGTAAATAAGGAATTACAAGATTTCTTTGAATCAGTAGATCAGGGATATGCTGACGAAGATATGTTATTAAAAGCTGTTAATGACTTTGTAAAGCAAGTAAAAAGGAATTTAGTAAATAATGACTTATACGCAAGTGGTAAGTTACATCAATCCATAAATTCACTACCTATTTTAAAAAGAGGTGATATTACTACCATAAGAATAGAAGCTGAGGACTATTACAAAGATGTTGAAGAGGGAACAAAGCCAAAAGGTTTTACAAAAGAGAACAGAAAAGAATTACAGCCTAAAATATTAGAGTGGATAAATGCAAAGGATTCACTAAGTTCAATTGCAAACACAAAAGAAAAACAACGATCATTAAGTTATGCAATAGCTACTAATATATTAAAAAGGGGAACAATAAAAAGATTCGGTTATAAAGGTAAAAGATTTTTAACAGATGAAATACCAAAATTAGAAAATGATTTAATAAAAGTACTTTTAGACAAATGGCAATAACAGTTTATAATACACCAGCAAGTTATGCACCGGCATACAATCAAATGATATTTACTTTGAGCAGTACAAACTCTGCTCAACCTAATTTTAGATACATAGCCGATATTTATGTAAATGGATCATCTGACTATACACGATTAGAAGTAGGTAAAAACCCAAGTAACAATTATGGAACATTTGATGTAAGTGGAATAATACAAAACTTTTTAAGTAGGGATGCGGATGACAATACAACTACATTTAAGCAATGTCAAAACTCAATAGCATCGTATCAGGTTAAGTTTGGTGAACAGTATGGTGCAAGTAGTGGAATAACTAATTACACTAATTTAGTTACACAATCAGGCTACGCTTATAATGGAGTTTTTGATTCACTTAGCTTTTTAGGTTATTCAGTTAATACTTATGTTTTAACAAATAGTTCAACACAATTTTTAACAGATAGACCTACATTTCAAACAAGAGCAGGAGAAAAACTTATTTTAGGTTTAATGACAAATGCCGATGGTGTGGCTTATGATTTAGAGATAATTAGCTACTATGACGATGGTACTATATTTAACACAGTAAGGACAACAAATCCTTATGCTACATTAAGCACACGTGGAGATAGAAGTATTAATGTAAGAGTAGACCATGACTGGTTAAGTAGTTTAACAAATAGTGATTTATCGTTTGGAACAACACCGATATTTACAGCTAACTATGAATACTATACAGTTAAAATTAAAAGTTTAACAGGTACAGTAGTAAGTGAAACAATAACTATTTATCCAGGTGAAGATATTTGCAGTAAGTATGATCCTATCCGTTTTAAGTTCATGAATAATTATGGCAAGTATGATTATTACACTTTCACCGGTGCAAAGACTAAAAACACTAACATAACACGAAACACTTACAAAAGTAATCCAAACTCATGGTCATCTACTAATTACAATTACAATCGTATGAGTAGAGGACTAAACCAATATGAGACTATCTTAGACGATACAATAACAATAAATAGTGATTGGATTACAGAAGCTGAATCAATATGGTTAGAGCAGTTAGTTACAAGTCCAGATGTTTATATTTACGATGGTTCAAACTTAGTGGCAGTAAATATTACGAATGCAAACTATGAAACTAAATATGTAGCCAGTCAGCAACTATTTAATTTGGTTATTTCATTTACCTATTCACAAAACAGAAAAAGACAAAGAAGATGATTTTAACTAAGATATACATAAACAACGAGCAGATAGATTTAAAAGAAGATGTTTCAATCCCTCTTAATTTTAACATTGCTGATATTAGAGAACCTGAAAAGCGCAGTACAACATGGAGCAAGACTGTTATATTACCGGGTACTACTTTTAACAATGATTTGTTTTCAAATATATGGAATGTTAATGCGGTCATCAATAGCACAGGCACTACTAACTTTACTCCAAACTTTAATCCGAACTTAAAAGCAATAGCAGAAATAACCTACAATGAAGCTATCCAATTTAAAGGTATTTGTCAATTATTAAATGTAAACGTAACCGATAAATATGAGATAGAGTATGAAGTTGCATTCTTTGGTGAGTTACAAAATGTATATCAGTTTTTCAATAATAAGTTTTTGAGGGACTTAGATTTTAGCGAGTATAATCATAAATATACTTTATACAATCAGCAGTTAAGTTGGAATAATACAGCAGGTTTCACTTATCCGATGATAGATTATGGATTTGGGATAAATAGTCAGTTTAAAGTAACTGAAATGTTCCCTGCATTATTTGTAAAGACTATCATAGATAAAATGTTTTTAGATGCTGGCTTTACTTATCAATCGACTTTCTTTGAAACGCAACTATTTAAAAAGTTAGTTATACCTTACAATAGCGGATCGAGTTTAAAACTTACAGCTGAAAATGTAAGAGATAGAACGATGCGAGCAAGTAGAATAAATACTTTAAGCATTTTAAATGACTTAGTTGCACCACAAACACATTTAGTTTCTTTTACAGATGAAACA